TAAGTTATTTTTACCAGATGATTTTATGAGATCAGAAACTCCTTTTTTTCATTATGAAGTCACAGATGCATTAAATGATAAAACTATAAGACAGTTAGCAGTTGTATTACCACGTGGTCATGGTAAAACTGTATTGACTAAATGCAGTATATTACATGATTTTTTATTTACAACAGAACCACTGTTCTATGGTTGGGTAGCTGCATCTAGTAAGATTTCAGTACCTAATCTGGACTACATAAAATATCATTTGGAGTATAACGATAAAGTTTCGTATTATTTTGGTGATTTAAAAGGCAAAAAATGGACAGAAGACGACATCGAATTGAGTAACGGATGTAAATTAATTAGTAAATCTAATCTCTCAGGGATTCGTGGTGGAGCTAAATTGCACAAACGTTATGATTTAATTGTACTTGATGATTTTGAAGATGAGAATAATACTATTACTCCTGAATCTAGATCAAAGATTGCCAATTTAGTAACTGCAGTTGTCTTCCCAGCTTTGGAACCTGTAGATGGAAGATTACGTATTAATGGTACTCCTGTGCATTTTGATGCTTTTGTTACTAGAATACTTAATGGCCATGAAAAAGCTTTAGCTGCTGGCGAAGATTATTCTTGGAAAGTTATTACTTATAAAGCAATCTTGCCAGATGGAACACCATTGTGGCCTGGCTGGTTTGGTAAGGTAGAGATGGATAGAAAGAAAAAGTTTTATCAGGATTCTGGACAGCCACAAAAGTTTTATCAGGAATATATGATGGAAGTACAAAATGAAGCTGATTCTATTTTTACTAGAAATCATATAAAGTATTGGGATGGCAGTTTTTATCATGACGAGGATTCTGGTGTTTCTTATATAAGAACAGATGATGGAGAAAAACCAATACATGTTTTTATAGGTGTTGATCCTGCAACAGATAGTACAAGAAGGGATAGTGATTTCAGTGTATTACTTGCTTTGGGTGTTGATGGGGATAATAATATTTACGTACTTAACTATTTACGTAAACGTTCGTTACCTGTTCTCGGGATCCCTGGAGACGCACGCAAAGGTATTGTTGATTATATTTTTGATTATAATAATACCTTTTATCCTAATCTATTTACGATTGAAGACACTACTATGTCAAAGCCAGTTTTTCAAGCAATTAATGCGGAGATGAGAAGGCGTGATGATTTCACTATTAAGTATACAGCTGAAAAACCAGGCAACAGAATGTCTAAAAGAGATAGGATTCAAGAGATCTTAGCTCAAAGATTTTCAGTAGGTACTGTACATATTAAGAAAGATATGTATGATTTACAAAGAGAGATTATAACTTTTGGTCCACGTATGGGACATGATGATACAATAGATGCTTTAGCTTATGCATGTAAATATGCACATCCTCCTAAATCTTTAAGGGAAAATAAAGATGGCACTTGGCATAAGCATAAACCAACAGCAAAAAGTTGGGTTATTGCATGACAGGATTTAGTGTAATAGATTATTTTTTTGATCAAAAGGACAAGAAAGAACCTTTTGATGCCAAAGCTTTTAAAACAGTTTTAGATGAAGTGGGACTTGAAACTAAAGCAAGATTGGAAAAGATATATCCTGGTAGTAAGATAAGGGTAGAATTGCAGGATCATTATCGTGATTTTGAAAGACAGAAGGAATATCAAGCAACAGGTGCTAGTAAAGCAACTATAAGTCTTCATAACTTTGGAGCAGCAGGTGACTATGATATTTACATAGATGGAAATCTATATACTGGAGATGGGAAAGGTAAGCATGGATCTACAGGACCTTATCAGGTATTAGGTGGAGTAGCTCAAGACAAAGGACTCTTCTGGGGATGGCCAGGTGATTCTAGACATGTTGCAGCTACAAGATTTGTTGATCAGTTTATTACACAATATCCAGTTGAAGCAGAACGAACGGAAGTTAAAGATTGGTATAAATCTTATTCTGATAGATCCCCTGCGGGATATAGACCGCTTATGACTGTTTTAGATAATATTTATAATACTTATAATGAAAATAGAGTATGGGTAGGAGATGAAAGAACAATGGATGCATTATTAGATCCTATCCGACCTATAGATGACAAGGCATTTAATACTATGATAATGCAAACAGGAGGGTTTGAATAAAATGCCGTATTTTAGCAGAAGGAGCAAGGATAGACTGAAAACTTGCGATGAGAGATTGCAAAAAGTTTTTAATGAAGTAATAAAGTACATTGATTGTACAATAATAGAAGGACACAGGGGTGAAAAAAGGCAAAATAAATTATGCGACGATGGGAAGAGCAAAATTCGTTTCCCTAATGGTAGGCATAATTCTCTGCCTTCTAACGCTGTTGATGTCACACCTTATCCCGTGGACTGGGATGACCGAGAGCGCCAAACTTTATTTGCAGGGTTCGTGCTTGGGGTGGCTCGTGGGATGGATATTACTCTACGGTGGGGAGGAGATTGGGACCAAGATTGGCAAGTAATGGACAATCGATTCGATGACTTTCCACATTTTGAAATAAAGAGGGAGAATAATGGCAAAACGTACAGATAAAAAAGCAGAGAAAGTTAAACGTTTATATAATCAGGCTAGGCATAATACAAGAGCACAGTGGGAATTTATCAATCAAAAGGGTTATGATTTTGCTCATGATAATCAACTAACTGAATCAGAACGTCAGGATCTTGTAGAACAAGGTATGCCTGATTTTACTATAAATAGAATCATGCCTGTAGTTGAAATGTTAAATTATTATGCTACAGCACAAAAACCTAGATGGCAAGCTATTGGAGCAGAGGGTAGTGATATAGATACAGCAACTGTTTTTTCAGATCTAGCTGATTATATCTGGTATATATCTGATGGTACTTCTAAATATGGTAATGCTATTAATGATAGTATTACTAAGTCTATTGGTTATTTATTGGTTACCGTAGATAAAGATTCAGATCATGGTATGGGTGATATAAGAATAGAACAACCTGAACCATTTGATGTATTTATAGATCCTAAGTCAAGAGATATGATGTTCAGCGATGCTGCTTATGTAATGATTCATAAAGTCTTACCTAAACAACATCTAATGAAATTATATCCTGATCATACTGGAAAGATTAAAAATGCTAATGGAGAAAGTCAAACAGAAGATTATTATAGTGAGAAATCGTTTGGTAAATATCAGAAAGATTTCAGTTATAAAGATGTCGGTAGTTCAGAAAGTTTAGATCCAGACTCTCAAGAGAATGATGAGTTATTAGACTTTTATGAATTATATGAAAAAGTTAAAGTGGCTTATATGAATGTTTTCTATAAACTCCCTCCAGATCCTGAAGTATTAAAACAAATCCAACAACAAGTACAGGTTAAGATGCAAGAGATGCAAGCAGAAATGGCTGTACAGTTAAAGGAACAACAGCAGAAGATGGAAGAAGCTGTACAAAAGGGGGAGATGCTTCCAGAGAGATATCAATTAGAAATGCAAAAAGCTCAAAAAATGATGGAGCAACAACTACAAAGTGCACAGCAAGAATATATGAGTCAATTACAGCAAGAACAATCTAAAATTGAGAATGTTATTGTATCTGAAAAAGAATTTAAAGTAATGATGAAGGATAAAGAGTTTGCACAAAATCTTGTAGAAGCTATTAAATTTTATGGTTCCAGAATTAAACAGACTTGTGTAGCTGGAGATAAAACGTTATATGAATATATCTTACCTGATGGTATTACTGAATATCCTCTTGTTCCATTTCATTTTAAATGGACTGGTACACCATTTCCAATTTCAGCTGTATCTCCATTAATTGGTAAACAACGAGAGTTAAATAAAGCACATCAATTAATGGTACATAATGCTTCATTAGGTAGTTCGTTAAGATGGATGCATGAAGAGGGATCAGTTGATACAGATTATTGGGAAAAATATTCTAGTTCTCCAGGAGCTTTACTTCCAGTTAGACCAGGAGCAACTCCACCAACTCCAGTAATGCCAGCTCCATTATCTAATGCATTCTTTGGTATTGTTCAAGAAGGCAAAGGAGATATGGAATATTTGGCAGGTATTTTTGGAGCAATGCAGGGAGACACTTCTACTCAACATGATACATATAGAGGTATGTTAGCAATGGATGAGTATGGTACAAGAAGAATTAAACAATGGATGAAAGGTGCTATTGAGCCTGCATTAAAACAACTGGGTGTATTAGTGATGCAATTCTCGCAGGTTATTTATACTGCACATAAAGTTTTTAGAATTGTTCAACCTAGTGCCTTACAAGAAGATAGACAGGTAGAAATTAATATTCCAATGTATAATGATTTTGGTGAAGTAATAGGGAAGTTTAAAGATTATAGTGTAGCCAAGTTTGATGTACGCATTATTGCGGGATCTACTTTGCCTATAAATAGATGGGCTTATTTAGATGAATTAAAACAGTTATTGCAGATGGGTGTAGTAGATGATATAGCTGTATTAGCAGAAACTGATATTAAGAATAAAGAAAAAATAGCACAAAGGAAAAGTGTATATGCTCAATTACAAGGACAAGTACAACAATTATCCGAAACTATTGAGGATAAAGAAGGCACTATTGAAACGCTTGAACGTCAATTGGTACAGGCGGGTATTAAAACTAAAGTTATGCAAGCGGAAATAGAAGTCAATAAAAAGAAAGAAGAAGTAAAGAGTGGATTGGAATCAGAATTGGTACGTGGTAAATCTAATTTAGCTACATTACAGAACATTGTAAAGAATAATGTAGACACTCAAAATAAACAAGCAGCTATGGAAACAAAGGCTGCAAAAAATGAAATAATGAATTTAGCAAAAAAATCCTTGCAAAAGGAAAACAAACAATAGTAACTTATAAAGATAAAAAAAGGAGAGTAAAGATATGATTGATCAAGATAATATCAATAGTAACCCAGAAAATGGCGCTGGCGATGACTTTTTTGAGCAACTTGAGGATAGCGTTAATAGCGGTATCCAGGAACCAACCCAGGCAACCCCTGTTGAAACTAGTGGCCCCATAGCGGAAACCCACAATATAGAACAACAAGGCACCGATAACAATGTGGATTGGGAAAAAAGGTACAAGGATTCGACAAGAGAAGCTCAGAAAATGCATTCTGAACTTACAAATTTGAAACCTTTTGTACCGGTATTAGAGGCCATGAAGGAAGATAGTGGACTTGTACAACACGTACGGGATTATTTTGAAGGTGGTGGTGCTCCTGCTAAAAGCGTAAAAGAACGTCTAGGTTTAGATGAAGATTTTATGTATAATGAGCAGGAAGCTATATCAAATCCAGAATCTGATTCTGCTAAAGTATTTGATGCACATGTTAATACAGTAGTTAATTCTAAAGTATCTAACATTTTGCAAGGAGAGCGTAAAAAGGCTGTCAACATGCAACGTCAAATAAAAGCAAAACAGGAAGAGGAAGCCTTTAAAAAAGAGCATAAAATGTCTGAAGAGCAATATGCTGATTTAGTTGAAAAAGCAAAGAAACATATTCTAACATTAGAAGATATACATTATTTAGTCAATAGAGACCAAAATAATACTAATGTTGCTAACTCAACTAAGAAAGATATGATTAATCAGATGAAAAATGCAAGAAATCTCCCGACTAGTGCAGGGGGCACTAATAGTCAAGGTAGTTCAAAGAACTTTGAAGATGATATATTTGATGCTTTGATTGGTTCTGACGGCATGGTAGATGATTTATTTAGTTAAATAACTTTCATAATGAAAGGAGGGTCGTAATGGCCGATCTATTTCAATTATCGAATCTAGGCGCAAGTGATGTTGCGGGTAATGGTCCGGGTGCAGGCACTGGTTTAAGTACTGGTGATCTGCGTAGGAAGTATAATTTTGGAGACCGAGTCTCAGAATTATCTATTGCGCAAGATCCATTTTTTAGATTCGTTTCAAAGGTAGGTAAAAAACCTACAGATGATCCTCAGTTTAAGTTTACTGAGAAAAGAGGTTCATGGCATAAACGCTATGCATATCCAACAGCCTTTAGTAATGATAATAGTACATGGGTAGAAAATCAATCTACAAATGCTACTACTTATTACGATAAATATGAGACTGCCGGAAATACAGTGTATGTTAAAATGGCTGGTGATTATAAAAACTCTGGTAATATTCAAAATGTTTATAATAATACTGCTAATGAAGTAAAATTAGGACATGATGGAACTATGCCTAAGTTTTTCATACCAGGCCAATTAGTTAAGATACCATTTGCAGCTAGCGCAGCTGGTGCAATGGGTTCTTATGCTCTTGTTAAGGTGGCTGCAGTAGCAGAACAAGATGAATCAACTGAAACACCAACTGGGCATGCTCAAGGTGAAGCTGTAATTCTAACAGCAACTGTAGTAAAAACTAAAGATGCTGGTGATGATTACTTCGCTGGGCCTTTAGGGGTTAACGCTCCTGTTGGTGATAGTGTAGCTGCCACTTCTATTGCAGGTGCTAGTGCAGGTGTAGGATTAGAAGCATCACGATGCTATGTTGTTGGTACTGCTCATGATGAAGGATCTGGTTATCCTGAAACATGGAAAGATCAACCATACTCTACAAACTATGGACGCACTCAAATCTGGAAAACTTCAATGGCAATGACTAATACAGCTCGTGCCACATCATTGAAGTATGATTCAAATGAGTGGGCTCGTGTTTGGAAGGATAAGTTAGTTGAGCATAAATGGGATATTGAAAACTCATTATTGTTTGGTTCTCAAAGTGATACACATTATACAACACAAGGTGTAGTTGACTATGTATTGCAATATGGAAACCAATTCTCGCTAGATATCGCAACTAAAACCGCAGATGACTTTTTAGATGACCTATCTAACTATATGGACCCTCGTTATAACAATAGTTCTGCAAATGTATATTTTGTAAGCACTTCTGTATATAACTGGATGCATAAATTAGGTGGTTACTTTAAGAACAACCTTGAAATTTCCGCTAATTACCGTGCTGATTTTGCTATGACTGGCAAGAAAAAAGTGATGGGCGTAGATATTACTACATTCTCAACACCTTATGGTGATATGAATGTTGCACGTAATATCCACTTAGACGGAACTCATATTAAAATGATAGGTGTTAATATGAAATATGCATCGTATCGTCCACTAGTGGGCAACGGTATCAACAGAGATACTTCAGTTTATGTAGGTGTGCAAACACTTGAAAACTCTGGTATTGACCGTCGAGTTGATTTAATCTTAACAGAAGCTGGACTTGAGCTAAGTATGCCTGAGTGTCACGCTCTCTGGACTTAAGGAGGTTAAGTTATGGCTAATCCAATGTACGGACAAAATAAATCCGATAATGTCATTGATAAACTTGTAGCTTCTCCAATGATTGAGGCTGCTGCTTCAAAAACACTTACTGCTGCAGATAGTGGTAGAGTGTTTAGTGTTGGATCTGGTAGTGCTGCTGCATATACATTGCCAGCTGCTACTGAAGCAAATGCAGGTATTCGATTCTTATGGATTTGGACAGCTTCAGAAACTGATGCTATTACTATTGTCACTGCAGATACAACAGATACAACTGGCGATATGCTATTTGGTGGTTTGTTAAACTGTTCTGCTGCTGCTGTAAATACCTTAGCTCAAGCTGGGGCTGACGCCAATACAATAACATTAGATGATAATGTTGCGAATACTGGTGGTGGTGAAGGTACATGGGTAGAAATCATTTGTCTTGGACAAAGCAAGTGGTTTGTACGAGGTATAGTAGAAGCTGACTCTGATGCTGATGGTACTGGATCTGCGATTTTCAGTGATGCAGATTAAGGAGGTAACTAATGGCTAAAGTAGGCGCAAGTGCTGGATGGGTTGAAAACTATGTTGAAGAAATTACTGCAACTAAAACTCTAAGCTATGGTGATAGTGGAAAAGTTTTTCTTGTGGGAACTGATGCATTGAC